GCAATAATACAACTATAATCTCTCAAAACTTGTGGCAGCTGCGCCGTTAGTAGCACGATTATCATGGATAATTACAAAAAACAAGAGATTGACAACTCTACAAAAAGTCAAACCGCTCCGAAAGGAGACACTGTGCGCAGTATAAACAAGACCACATTACATCAAAGTAGCAATACTTGCACTCCTCGTGTAGAGGGCCAACTTCATGGCTCAAAGAAGAAAGCTGAGAAAGTACTTGTCCATGAGGGACATACTTATGTAAGACATGATCGTTCAGGAGAAGTTTCTTCTGCTGGATCTGATAATATGTCTGCTGAACAAGAATCATTTTTACGAGATTACAAGAGACAAATGATTGATTGTAGAGGTGTTTTCAGCAGTGATGATGGAAACGACTTTTATCCTTCAAATAGTGATGATGATAGTATGTATGCTCCTCGTGTACGTCCCATTGATTCAGTTTTGAATTATTCTGGTTCAGCATCAACTGTTGACGAAAGTGATATACCAGAAAATTTTGAGTTTATGCCCAAAACTGCAGAATGGAAAAAGAAACTTTATCGCAATTTAGATAATACAGTTAAACCTGTGATTGAAAAATATGGAAAAGTTTTTAATGAACATACTCAGACATCTACCATAAAAAGAAAAGCAAAACTTTATTTTGATAATATTGTTATGTACAATGGAGTTGAAGCTTTTGAAGCTGAGATTAAGAGATTAATATCATTTATGCCTCGCAAAATTACTTTTGATATGCATTTTTGGTATGGTTTTTTTTATTCTATTTATAGAATAGTTAGATTTGAATCTGGTTTAGATTTGATTTTATCACTTACTAACCTAGTTAATACATTTTTAATGTCAACAGGAAAAAGACATTTAGATAGTGTACATGGTATTGTAAATGATTTTTTGAAATCATTTTCAGAAGGGCGAACTTATTCTGAATCTTTACCAGATTACGATGTTAAATTTTCGTTAGTCGAATATATCAAAATTGGTTTAGATTGTAAAGTAGTTGCATCTCTTAGAACCTTCATATTAAATATGGTAGGTTTGCGATTTTTCAACAAGGATTTGGCCCTTTCATTTA